TGATACCCCAACCCAAGTAATCTTTGGTAGTGCATCATCCGGCAAATCATTCAGCATATTCACTTATGCAGTACTTTGGGCTTTAACAGGTAGATCAATACTTGTAGCCCGTAAGATTAACAGATCACTTCGTAAGTCAGTCTTCTCTGAAATGGTTAAGGCTATATCAAGACTCAAACTTGTACCTTATTTCATTATCAACAATACTGAACTTACTATTACTTGTAAGGTATCAGATGGATCAATCATATGCGTTGGTGCTTCTGACCCGGAACGCCTTAAAAGTATTACTCCAATTCGAGGATCTGCTTTTGATTGCATTCTATACGAGGAGGTCACTGAGCTGCTTGAAAGTGATTTTGACCTAATAAATTCACGTATGAGAGGAACTTCACCATTCAAGAAGAAGATCATACTGTTATTCAATCCCGTCAGTAAGTCCCATTGGATACATAGACGATTCTTTGAAACTGTGGGTTGGGACGATGAAGAGGATAACGATTACAGAGCCGCAGACCTATCTATTACCCGTTGTTTATACACAGACAACACTTTCCTTGGTAAAGAAGAAATAGACCGTATGGAGGCTCTTAAAGACATTGCTCCTCGCTTCTATCGTGTCTATTGTAAGGGTAAGTTTGGTATTACAGAGAACTCAGTCTTTAACAATTATAAGATAGAACCTTTTGACATTGATGAACTATACAAACTCCCCCAACATACCGGGATTGACTTTGGTTATACACATAAGTCGGGTTGTGTCTTCAGTAAGTACGATGCTTCAAAGCGTATCATATATGTATTTGCTGAGTTGGGGGTTAAGAGCAAGACACGCCGGGAGTTTGGTTCAATGGTGATAGATAAGGTTAAAGTTCTTAAACTATTCAATCCCTCCATTATAGCCGATAGTGCTGAACCTGCGTCTATCAAGGAACTTCAGCAGATGGGATTGAGTGTAAGTCCTGCTAATAAGGCGGGGGATTCAGTTAGAAAAGGATTTGACTTCTTACTTGGTCATCAGATAATCATCCATCCCTCATGTGTTCAACTAATCTCTGAGATGGAGACTTTAACATATGAAAAAGATAGCAATGGTGAGTATAAAGAAGTTCCAATGAAGGTAAATGATGATATGATCATGTCCCTTATGTACAGTTTCAATAAGATATATATGGTTAGTGGTAATGTTTTAGGTTATAAGAGTAAGTTATATTAAGAAAATAGGAGATTACAATGAATTTCGACAATCAAAAAGCAGGTTACAATCAGGTTGGTACAGATATCAACTCAGTCAATCCATTCAAATTCGTCACTCAGGCGTATAATGGTAGTGGGGGATTCCGTGATGGGTCTTATCTATTCCCATTTGCCCGTGAGTTTGACTTTAAATCAAGAAAGAATCAATCATTCTATGAGAACTTTACTAAGGGTGTTGCAGATTCACTCTATATTCCTGTCTTTTCGGAACTTGCTGATAGACAAACTAATTCAGATATGTGGATGGAGTTTATAGGTAATGCTGATAACAATGGTAATCACATACAATCAGTCATGAAGGTAGCCGGGAAGTACGCAACCCTCCACGGGATTTCATTTATCGTCATGGATAACTTTGAGGAAACCCCCGAATCCCTTCAAGTAGCAATAGACACCCGCACCTTTCCATACATCTATGTTAAGACTGCTGATCAGGTTGCTCATTACGAGATTGATGAGTTCGGAAGACTTACTGAGATAGACTTCCATGACGGGGAGTATGAGATATATGATGATACCGATAAAGAAGTTGAGATGAGAGCCTATCGTCATTGGAATGCTACTGAAACTTATCGCTTCTACATTGGTAAAGATGATAAGAAGGTTGTTATTGGAAGTGTTCGTACTCATGATCTTGGGAAGATACCTGTTATCCCATTGCAGAAGGATATGGATTATGAAGAGTTCCTTTGTAATCCCCCATTCTATGACATTGCTCGTATGAACTGTGCTATCTTCAATGGGTCGAGTGAACTTAACAACATCCAAAGACAGCAAGCGTTTAGCCTTTTGGTTATTCCTTCTAACGATCAGAATCCTAACATGGAGATTGGTGCTAACTCGGTACTCGTTGTTGATCCTGCATCATCTATAACTCCTGTATTCATTAGCCCTGATTCAACCATAATGACAGTTGTACAGGCTAACATTGACAGCATAGTGAAGTCCCTCCTTGACTCAGCAGATGCCCTTGGTGCTACTGCTATGAGCAATGGTAACTCATTTAAGAGTGGTGTTGCTATGGGATATGCTTTCATGGGTCAGAACTTTGTGCTTACTCAGATGGCTCAGTTGGTTACTAAGGCTGAATATCAGATTGCTGAAATGTTTAAACTCTATACTAACACAGAATTTGAGTATGTTGTTAGATATGAGTCCAACTATAAGCCTAACATTGCTGATGTCAAGATTAAGTATGACATCCTTGAGCGTATGATTGAACTTGACCTCTCCCCGGCTATCAACAGTCAACTCAAGTCATCTGCAATTGAGATACTTCAGTCAATGTTTGATATCGAAGAGTGTGATATTGAGAAGTTGCGTGGATTGGTTGCTCAAGAGAATCAGTCAATGTCAGGTTCAATAGACTAATAACAATGGGGGAACTAACAATTCCCCCTTAAAGGACTATCATGGATGTAAATCAATACTCAAAAGGTGCTATCAAATTCAATAGTTTCGTAGATGATATATCTAAATTAGTTGAAGAGTATGTAACCAAAGAGATTGGTAAAGGTACAGAGATGGAAATCATCAAGGATGGTATCTATAACATCTTTACTAACCAAGACTTTGATGGTAAATCCTTTGACTTTATCTTCAATTCCGCTAAGATAGGTAACCCCCAACTGACTAAGACGGGATTTATGAAGCAGTTTATCAAGACTAAGGTTGAAGGAAGTAGATTCCCAATCAATCTATTTGATAACATTGACAATAATGCAACTACAGATAGAGTATTCAATAGACTTGTTAAGAATGTTGGTGCTATTCAGGATCGTGCAGACAGATTGAAACTATTCCGTGAGAAGAAGTTGACAGATATGCAATCCCTATCTGATGTCGAAAGAACTATTGGAACTATTGGAACTCGATCAAAGAATATTCAATCAGAGTACATTGCGGCGAGTAGGGGGTTGCGTAACACACCCACCGGAACACCTGAAAGAACTCTACAGAAGAATAAAGTTAATGATTTAAGAGTTCAGATGATGGAAGAGAAGAAGATTTATAGGACTTTGAAGAGTGATCATGACAAACTTATAGCCCGTAAAGACAATCTTCCCAAGGCTACATTTGAAAAGAAGTACTCAGAACTATTGGTTAAGGTTGAAGATGATCTAAGAACTCGTCAGATACCCTTTGAGATTAAACAGACAGTCAAGAGTTCAGCCGGGGAACCTGTTAAGACTACTGCTAAGACTGAACAAGCCAAGGCTACGACAGTTTCTCAGATAAAGAAAGCCAAGTTAGTTGAAGATACTATGGCAGGTGACGAGACTATGATGGTTACAATAGAACTGAATCCTAATAGAACATGGCTTGGACATGATATATGTGATGATATAACGAGTAAAGATAGTGGTTGGGGTAAAGGAGTCTATAAGTATGAAGGTGCTAAACTCCCCCCGTATCATCCAAACTGCGGCTGTTCATTCACTATATCAACTGAGACATTATAATTCCTTTATATGTACAACGGGGACGCTGATCCCTTTATTAACCGCCCGATGAGGCAAGGAGTATCGTATGAATATCGAAGAACTGAAGGCTATGTTGACCGCTGATGGTGCTGACAAAGACGCAATTATGGAAAGCGTATTGGAACTTGTGAATGCTGAGAAGACTAAAGGGATTGAAACTTATCAAAAGAAAGATAAGGAAGCCCTCAAGTTGAAGAATGCTATGAAGGAACTCGGATATGATCCTGATGTTGATGGTGATCTTGATAACTTTGTAACTAAGTCCAAGTCCAAGAAGGTAGATGTTGAGTCATCTAAACTTACTATTGCTCAGATGTCAGAGAAACTTACAACACTTGAAACTCAGATGGCTCAAGAGAAACTTCGTGCAGATACTCAGCGTCAGAGAGCAGACCGTGAGAAGATCAATTCTAAACTCACTTCTACTATTGGCGATAAGATTTTTGGTAGCAAGTATATCATTGAATCCCTCATCACCAATGGCAAGGTTAAGATTGTTGATGATAATGTAGTGTTTTCTGAAGGTGATGACATTATCCCATTTGATACCGGGATTAACAAAGTACTTGAAGAGAATAAGGAAATGCTCAAGGTTGCACAGAAGAACGGCGGGGGATCAGTTAAGAAGGATTCCAACCCTTCTACAATGGACTTTGCTAATATGAGTGTTGAAGAGGTTATGGCTAACATAGATAGTGTTCGTAAACAATATATGAAGAAGTAATCTCAAAATTCCTTTATATATAGAAGGTCTCATAACGAGATTAAAATTAGAAAATTTACAAGGAGATAAGTATGGCTTTTGCATTGAGTAACTTTGTCCCAACCAATGTGGTTACGGGACTCATGATCGAGAATCTTAGAAAAAATTTGGTGTTCGGTAATCTTGTTACCACTTCAACCCCCGCCTCTCTTGGCATGGGTAGTTCTTATAAGATTCCCGGTGTAGGTGCTATCACAGTCCGTGATTACGCAGGTTCCGCTATTACCGTTGAGGAAATGGCTGACATTGGTGCGACTATCACTATCGATCAGGCTAAGTACTTCGCTTTCAACGCTGACTATGTTGATTCTGCTGAAGCCGCTTACAATGTTCTTCCCGCTTACATCGATCAGGCTTCCTACGGTCTTGCTAACGCTGTTGATACTTATGTTGCTTCGGCTCTCGTAAGTTCAGGTAGCGCACAGCAGGTTACAGGTGGAACTCTTGATGTGACTACTGTTCTTGATTGGTTCGCTGATGTATCCAAGAAGTTTGACACTCAGAATGTTCCCGCACAGGGTCGTTATGTTGTGGTTCCTGCTTCTGTCACTTCCCTCTTGCTCAAGGCCAACCTTACCAAGAACATGCAGGGTGCTGATATTGCTGTTGGTTCCATCGCTAATGTCTTTGGTATCGATGTTTACATGTCTAACAACCTCAAGCAGGGTGCTACTTCGGCTTCTTGTTGGGCTGTTGGTGGTGTTCAGAATGCCGCTGACCTTATCCTCACTCTTCGTGATGTTGAGTCGGTCGTTAGCCCTACCCGTTTCGCTACTGTCGAGCGTGGTCTTGTGGTTTACGGTGCAGGTGTTCGTAATTGGGGTGCTATCATAAACTCTGATATTACTAAGTAAAGTTAGTAACATCTTCGGTTAGTGGGGGAGAGGGATAATCCTCTTCCCCTTTTTCTTTTGGAGGAGACTATGGATTTAAAAGTAAGTATATCACTTCCAACAGAACTCAAGTCGGATTCTATATTTTATGATGCTCTTAATGCGGCAAGAGATAAGATAATGAATAAGATGATGAAGACTGTTAAGGAAGAGCATAGATATAATCATAGAACTCGTAAACTCCGTAACGCAACATATGCCAAGAGTGAAGTTAAGTCGGGGGAACTCCTCAACATAACAATTGGAGTGAAAGAATCCAAGGCTCCATATGCTAAACATATCATAGATGGTCACGGAACTTGGCAACCTGACCCATTTCTTGAGAATGCTTTGGATAATACTGAAGAGTTTATACAGAGACAATTAGAATTAGCAGTAGAGAAAGCCGTAAACGAATTTAATAGGAGAAGATAAATGGGAACAAGTGCGACTTATATAACCTCGGGGGATGTGACTAATGTACATTTTAATCAATTCCCAACTACTACCAAGGATGCATACATTCAGGAAGCCAATGATTACTGTGAGGATTTCGCTATGACACTTGGACTTGATCCATCTGACATAGTATCCCCCGTGCAGATCATGGTTAAAAGAATGTTATCATGTTATTGCGTAATGCGTATAGCAGAAGACTCTATAGGAACTAACTCAGCAACACTCGCTGAAGGTGAAGATATGTATGTTGAGATGCGTAAAGAATATCGTGAATTGCTTAAAGAGTATCAATCTAAAGTAACTCCTGAAGTAATGACGGGTGTGAATTATGATAGATCACAGAGATCGATTTCAACCGGAAGATACTTTAGGGGTTAATCATGGATAGAATTACATCAATAGAAACTGAACTTCAGACCTTGATTAGTACCATAGCCGTACCAATCATTACATCTGCAAGCCCCCCTCCTGTGGGATATCAGTACTATACATCAACAGGAACAGTTCAGATTGAGGATGAGGTTCTTTCATTGGCTACTAATGTCGATAGTAAGATGGTTAACTATGTCATCTATCTTGATCAGCCTGAAGTTAATGAAGAATGGTCAATAGGTCAATGTGCTTATACTAATACATTGATGTTTAGAGTTGTTGGAAGAGTACATCTATTGGGGAGTGAAGGTAATCCTAAGTTCCAAATCAATCAGAAGATGAATGAAGTGGTTAGTGATTTCAAATATCTGTTCGGAAGTAAACATACACTCAACGGTAAGTGTAATTATGTACGATATATGACATCTGAGAGACGCTATAACGAGAACAATAACAGAATATTCACGGCTGAGATAGACATCATCCTTATGGTGAACTACTCACAGTCATTGAATAACCCTGATTTGGGTGCGTGTCTATAACACAATTCCTTTATATGTAGAGGTATTGGACTTTTAAAGTCAAATGGTAAAAATTACAAGGAGATATACATGGCATTTCTTACGACAAGCAGAGCGATAGTTACTAAGTTGGAAACGACTCCCGGTACTGCCGCAACTATGACAGGTGTTGAGCAAAGCAACCGTATTCGTGAACTCGATTTGAAGGTTGAAGTTGCTGTAGATAGTGATACTTCTAAGTTCCTCACCGGAGACTTAGCGGGTAATGATGAATCGGTTACCGGAAAGAAAACTGCTACTGCATCCTATAAGATTAAACTTACAGGTGGAGAATTTGAAGCAACCGGAGATACTCACAAGATTACTTTCGGGGATTTCCTTCAGAATGCAGGTCTTAATAAGTTGGGCATTGGTACTACTGATGTTACTGATACTACTCCCGGTACTTGGGTGTTCTATCCTTCAGTTGATGCGGCTTCTAAGACTATGACTCTTGACATCTATGAGAAAGACCCTTCACAGGCTAAGTCCATTAAGTCAGAGATCATCGGTGCTATTTCTAATCTTACGATTGGTGCTGATGGAATTGGTTCCCCCTTTATTGCGTCTTTTGAAGCGATGGGTAGAATTGATGAAGTTGTTTCCGTTGATACAAGTGCGATTCCTGTGTTCTCTGATGCCAATGTAATGCGCATCGTTGCTGATAAGTTCCTTAATACAACCATTAAGGTTACTAATATTCTTACTTCTGCAACTATGTCTTTCTGTGCATCTAAACTTTCACTTGAGTCGGGTAATGAGATTGCTGAACTTGAATGTCAGGCTACTGCGGCAGGTATTCTTAATAAGACTATTACTGCTCAGAATCCTAAGATTGTTTTCGATCCTCTTCTTACTACTCTTGAGGAGTTCAACTATTGGCAGGCTCTTTCTACTGAGGAGTTCTTCAAGTTGGAGATTGATTCTGAAGATATTCACATCATGGTTCCCCGTGCGCAGTTGATGGGTAGTTCCGTTGCTGATAGTAATGGGTTCCTTCGTAATGAGATGACCTTCCGTTGTCTTCGTAATATCGATAAGGATCGTCCTTCCGGCGTGACTGCTCTTCTTGTTCCTGATGCCAAGGCTGTACAGGCTATGTATTGGTTGTCATTTGATGAGAAACTCGCCGATTATTGATAGATTTTACTTAAATTACATCTCACAAGGATGTTGACATAACCCTCGTAACCCAAAAAGTTACGGGGGTTTCTTGTTATCGCTTCCTTTATATGTGTTAAGGTCGAGAACCTTTCAATAACCGCCCGTTGAGGCAAGGAGATTAGCATGAGTGATGAAGTTAAGAAGATTATGTTTAGTGATATCAAAAAGGATGCTTTGGGATTGCTTCCAATGACTAACAATTCCTTTTGGGAATACACACCTGAACAATATGAATGTCTTCCTGAAGAGTTTAGACCTGTCTTTAAGATCAAACAGTATAACATTGGTCAGGTAGATCGCATCAAGGAACTGCTTTCTAATAAAAAGAAGTTGTCTGATGATAAAGTTAACAATGCTTTCCTCGATTGTTTGTTTGAAGTCTTCTCGGGTTGGGAAAATCTTTATGATCTTAACACAGAAGAACTTATTAAGTATGATAATACAAGAGCAATGATGACTATAATCCCCCATCACATCCTCCTTGCTATCTTCTCGGAGTCTCTTATTGTAGGTGGAGTAGTTCCAAACTATAAGAAGTTGATGTAATGCTTACTGATAGCGAAGAAATGGGTATTAGACTCATAGTAATGGCGAGAACAGGTCAACTAAAGATGTTTAACTGTTCTCAATGTTCATATGAGTTACAGGAAATGAGGAACTGTACGGGTGAAGATGGCGAAAGACCCGTATGGTTTAATCCAATAATGGGTCAGTTCTTCTGTTGTCCATTGAGAATGATATCAGATGAAGTAAAGAAATGGGTTGATGAGTATGATTATTACACAAAATATCCATCTGCTTATAACATAAAGTACGAAGAATGTAATCCTAAATGGTGGGATTGTGTTAAACTTTATGACCTACTTATGTCAGAGTTTGAATTAGAACAACATGAACGACAATTAGCATCTATAAAGAGTAAATGATATGGCTCTATTTGGAGCAGCAGAGGGGGTAGGAGCGATCTTATCCCCTTTTTGGTATCTAACATCGCTTCCTCTTTATAAGAGCATCCTACGCATAGCATAGATCATACAGGAG